TTCATAATTCAGGTACAGTAACAGGTAGGTTATCTTCACGAAATCCAAACCTTCAAAATATACCTAGAGGGATAATATATGTAGATGATAGGGAGTTATCTGAAGAAGATAAAGATGAAATTAGAGGTAGAGTAGCAGCGATAGTATCTAGTAAGGGTGGTAATTCTCAAACCAATCTTACAGATGACGTAATTGAGACATGGAGTTTCCTTGGTGGAGATAATTTTGATTCGACAGATGAAAAACAAGTGTCTATAAGAAATTTGTTTATACCTAGACAAAATTATAAATTAGTGTCTTATGATTATTCACAAATGGAAGTTAGAGTTTTTATGAATTATGTCAATAATCCTGAAATGAATGAGTTAATGAAAAAAGAAAATATAGATTTTCATGGAGAAGCGGCTAAAATTGCTTTTAATATTGAAGAAACTGACCCTGAATTTAAATTTTACAGACAATTAGCTAAGTCCATTACTTTTGGAGTTATATATGGTATAGGTAAAGATAAGTTAGCACTACAATTAAATTCTACTCCACAAGAAGCGAGCAAATATAAAAGAACTTATTTAGAAAATATGAAGGGTTCTAAAAGATTTTTTGATAATGTAGTAAGAACTATAGTAAAAAAGGGATGGGTTCGTAATAAATATAGTAGAATTTATAAAGTACCAAGAGATGTGGCGTATAGAGGGGTTAATTATTTAATACAAGGAACAAGTGCGGATATTATGAATGAAAGAATGGTTGTTATACATAATTATCTAAAAGATAAGAAGAGTAATTTGCTTTTACAAGTGCATGATGAAATTATATGTGAAATTCATAATGATGAAATTGAGGAAGTAGCTCCCAAAATTAAGGAGTTAATGGTAGAAAATTCTTTAAATATACCATTAGAAGTAGATATTGAGCTTTGTGAGCCCTCTTGGGCAGTGAAAAAAGAATATCAGGTGACTGAAAATAAAAAAATTAATATAATTGATTATATAGACTGGGATTAATAATGGAAGTAAAGTTAAAAAATGGTGAATCATTTGAAAGTTTATTTAGAAGATTTAAAAGAATGACACAGAAAGAAGATATTGTTGGATTATGTAGAAGAAAACAAGAGTTTGAACCAAAAAGTAAATTAAGACAGAGAAAAAAAGCAGATAAATTAAAAAAAAGTAGGCAAACTTCTAAAGAAGATGGGAGATAAAATGAAAGATCACAAGCTTAAAAAAAATTTAAATAAAGATATATTTTGGTGTGAAGAAAATGATGATGAAACTATATACTATGATGGCTTAAAAGAGGCATTTATAGGATTAGGTTATCAACAATTTAATGGACCTTGTGCTGTATATGATAGAGAAAAGGCAATAGAAATTATTGCAAGAGATTTTTATAATACCAAGAAAAAAGAGTATGATTTTGATAAAATGACTGCTGAAGAAAAATTAAGCACGGTGCAAGAAGTGGGAGATGAGTGTTATCAAGAAGCTATGGAGTACTTTGAATACAATACTGAAGGAGCATGGGTTGGAGATAGAACTCCAATATTTGTTCAAATGAAGGAATTATTAACACCTATAGAGGAGGAATATGATGCCTATAGGATGGAAGAATCCCAAAGTTAAATATAATTTTACATTGGGAGAATATGAAGATAAGAAGAAAAATTATCCAGATTTAACATGGAAGCAATATAGAGACATGAAAGGATATCCTGATATATCGAATGATGCTATAGGAAATTCTACTGATCCAACACATTATCATTTAGAGATAGAACCTTGGGATTTTATACATGCAAATAAATTATCTTTTGCAGAGGGGAATGTAATAAAATATATATGTAGGTGGAGAGAAAAAGGTGGTGTTGAGGATTTAAAGAAAGCAAAACAATATATAGATATGCTAATAGCTAAGGAGCTAATAAAAAATGGAGAAGTCTAAAAGTAATAGTTATATTGATACTGATGATGATATGAAAACTTTAGAAGAATTTACTTGTAATCCTCATCATTTTATTCTTAAAGAAAGACGTGCCCCTGATTCCCCTAAAGGATTTATAACTGGTAAATGTAGTAAATGTAATATTACCCATAAAGAATATATAATAAAAAGGAGGGCTATAAAAAATGGCTAAGATAGGTGTGAAATTAGGGTTTACTTTTAGAGTAGGTCCATTAGATACTAATCAATATGCAAGAATGGATATGGAAATTCATGATCTTGATACTGAAATTTCTATAGAAGAACAATTGGAGGAAGCTGGGTTAACTATAGATAAAGCTTACCAAGTAGTTCATGATAAAGTGGATAATGGAATCAGGGAAATATTTAAAAAAGGTAAGAAAAAAAATGGAAAGTGAGTATGTTAGAGCTATTGTCATGGAAAATATTCTGGCTGAAAGAGAATTTAATACTGAAAAAGTTAGAAATTTTAGAAATAAATCAGATGTAAATGATTTTTGGACAGTTATTTTAGCGGAAGAATTGGGAGAAATAGCAAAAAAAGTGCGTAAAAATAATACTGCTGGAATGTATAATAGATTGATACAGTGTGCTGGTATTTGCATGGCATGGGCAGAGGCTTACCATGAAGATAAAATTAAGAAAGAGGATAAATAATTAATGAAAGAAACTGCAGAATCAATATTTAATGAATTATTAAATGATAAAAAATTAGCTACTAAAAGAGGAGACGATGAAAGTTTTGCTTATGGTAGAATACCATTTAATATTCCACAATTAGATAGAATGACAGCTGGTGGTATACCTAGAAAAAGATTTACATTGCTTTTTGGTGGGTGGTCATCAGGTAAATCTTATATAGCATCTCAACTTTGTAAATCTGTACAAGAAGATGGGGGAGTTTCAGTTTGGATAGACTTAGAAAAATCATGGGATCCTGCATGGATGGAAAAAGTTGGTATAGATATAACTAAAATAATAGTAGCTGACCCCGCAACTGCAGAAGAAGCATTTAAGATTGCTCAAAAGAGTTTAAGAACTGGAGTAGATTTAGTAGTGTTAGATAGTGTAGCAGGAATAATACCTGCAGATATATTTAATAACGAAAAAGGTATTGACTATAGTCCTATAGCATGGCAATCAAGAACATGGAATCAAATGTTAATTAGATTACTTCCTGATTTAACATATGGAAGTTCATTGGTTGCTATTAATCAAACTAGAGGAGCTATGGGACCAATCACTGCAATGGAAACTATGCCCGGTGGGGAAGGACAAAAGTTCTTTTCACATTGTTGTATGCAAGTTTCCAAAGGTGGTTGGTTAAATGAACCAGCATCTTCAACTAACAGAGTGGGTTTTGAAATCAAAGTAAAACTATTAAAAGATAAATTTGGTGGGGAGAGATGGGAAGAAGTAGTTATACCATTTCGTATAGAAGGTGGAGTAGATGTTGTGGAGACTTACGTTAGATTAGGATTAGAATATGGAATAATTAAACAAACAGGAGCTTGGTATACCTACGAAAAAATGCCTAATAAAGTAACAGGTATTAACAAAGTAGTAGACTGGTTTAAAGAAAACCCTGAAGATTACGAGAGGTTTAAGAATGAGACCGAAGAGTTTTACACCACAAGAGAATCTAATAGCCAAAGTTCTTGAAGAAACAGGACTTCGTTATGCTAGACAAGTACCTATAGGAAATTATACTGTAGACTTTCTTATAACAGAAATGAATGTTATAATAGAAGCAGATGGTCCTTTTGGACATTTAGCAAAAAGAGATATTAAAAGAGATGACGACTTAATAAACATGGGTTTTACAGAAGTTTGGCATCTTAAAGAGAAAACATATAAAGATATAAAGGAGAGGTTATGGCAGGAATTGAAGCTATATTAAGCAAAGGAAATAATACAAAAAAATCTAGAAAAAGAACTAAAAATCAAGATAGATGGCTATTAAAATCTATTGATAACGTATTAAGTAGAAAAAATAGTCCCCCAACTAAAGGGAAATTTTACCCATCTTTATTTGGTAATCCTTGTGATAAGTATTTATATCTTGCATATCGTGGTCAATTAGATTGGGATACTATAGAGGCGAGAGTACAACGTATATTTGATCATGGTGGTACCTTTGAATCACGTATGAAAAAGTATTTAAAGAAAGCTGAACTTTATATAGATGATGAAATTAGTGTGAAATTAGAAGCTCCTCCAATATCTGGTAGGATGGACTTTTTAATAAAGCATGAGATACATGGAGAAACCCCTTTAGAATTAAAAACTATTAAGAGTGAAGATTTTAAAGAGTTAAAAGAAACACCAAAAAGTGAGCATTTAATTCAATTACAGATTTATTTAAATATTAAAAAATATGATTATGGGGTTGTGTTGTATGAAAATAAAAATGATCAAAATTTAAAAGCTTTTCAAGTAGAAAGAAATGAAAAAACTTGGGAAAATATTTTAGAAAGATGTGATAGAATAATGAATATGACTATAGAACCAGAACAATGTACTGGTATGTGGTATTGTAAATGTAAAAACAGGAGGCAGTAATGGAAAAAAGATGGAGTTATCAAGATTCAATTAGGTTAGCTAATCAAGCTTTAAAAGAAGCTGGTATTCCTAAAGTAATAATGGATGGTAATGCTGATGCTGAATTAAATTTTATTGATGTACTTCACGCATCTCCAGAACAGTTAGAAAAGTACCTAGTAATATATGGTGGATTTAAAGGACAACTTGAGCAACGGGTATCTGATACAGAAACTAAAAGAGCAGCAATGGAAGCCCAATTCACTGAAAATTATAATATTGCTTATGCAGACTTACTGAGTCAAGTTGAAGGAAAGAAACCAACTAAAGATGAGTGTAGAGGGATCATAATGGGATCTATCGAACCTTTAGCTAAATTACAGAGAGAATTGATAGATGTCACTGCAATAATGAATAAATTAGAGTCACAACTTAGGTTATATACCCAATGTTGGGCTACTGTTTCTAGAATTGTTGCGTTAAGGACTAAAGGATTTGATTAATTTGTAGTATAATAAAATAAGGAGAATTTCTACTATGGGAAAATTTAGACCCCAAATTTTTTTAGCAATAGCTTGTTTAACTACATTATCTGTAGTTGGGTTATTCCATGGTATGCCAGAAGTATCTACTGCAACAATTGGTGGAATCATAGCTTTAGGCATGAAAATTTTAGAGGGGGAATAAAAACGAGTGGAAGAAATGACTAGTGAAAAAAGAGAAGATACTTACAAAACATATTTTAATAATTACCACTATTTTAACAATAATATTAATTGCGGTAATAATAATAGGAGAAATATATAGTAGATGAAGGCGAAACTAGTTAAAATATTAGATATATTTTTATATATAGTTACATTTATTACCGTAATCTGTGGAGCATTTGTATTAAGTGTCACTTCAATAAATCCAGTCAATTTATGGTGGGCGATTGCTCCAATCCAAACTCCATTAGGAATAATTACTTATTCTGGTGTTATGGAATACCTTACATTTTTACAAACATGGTATTGGTATAGTATTGGCATTTCAGCCTTTTCCATTGTTTTTGGATATGCAATACATGTTAGATCACTAAAGGCTCTATATGAGCTTATAAAAGCCTCTCCAAAGGCTCTTTTGTATTCCCCAATAACTTTTTATAAAACTTTAAAGAACTTTAGGGATTGGTTGTTTAAGAAAATAGAATATCTGAATGGCGAGTCTGCTAAATGGAGACGTTTCTTTACAATAGCTAAGTCACCTTATTCCTTACTTAGGTCACTGGGTCTTAATCCACAAATGGCTATAGCTGTATTGGGTGTTGGTTCTACAACAGCAGTTGGTGTTGGTGTAGCAGAAGTAATGGAAATAAGAAGTTTTGCTGGTGGTAGTGCGGGTATATATGCCGCACCTAGTGAATACCCAGATGAAGAGCTTGAAAAACGTATGGCATGGAGAAAAGACAATCCCTCAGATAATACGCTTAGAATTGTGCTTGGTTCTACTCCTGTAGAACTTATCAGTATCTCAGATGTGTCTGTAGGTACAGCTTATACTGGTTCAGCATTACCTAGTGGAAAAGTTGAGGCTATTTTAATTGAAGGCAAGCTGGGGATGAGTGCCAGACTTGAAATCGGAGAATTTATATTTGAAAGGAATACTTGTAAAACATTAACATTAAGTGATATTAATGCCCATAAAGTAGTGATTCAACATAACGCATCTGATGGACAAAGTATTTCTCAAACAGTAGGATCTAATCGTGATTTACAAATTTCAGGTGGTAATTTTATGGCTAAAGAATTATCCACTTCTGGAGGTACTTATGATAGAATCTGGTTGGATACAGGTAGCTTAACTTCTACAAATGCCAAGATTAATAAACTTAATCTTTCTAATATTGTTAGTAAAGGTGGAACATGTGTAATTAGACAAGCTAATATAGGTCTATTAACGATACAATACAACACAACAGGTAATGACCAAGACTTTGCGACTAAAGAGTTTCAAGTACAATCCTCAACAAAAGCGAGTATTTGGGAAGTAAATAACAATATAGAGGTTCTTTTAACAGAACCAGCTACACAATAAGGTGAATAATAGATTTGATGAATACATTAAATTAATGCTTAAAATAGCTTTATTAGCTAGTTGTGTTTGGGTAGTATTAATCATAAGAGAAGTAATGTTTTGAAAGAGGGAACATATGAGAAGAGGCATAATAAAGACGTTACCAGCGTTAACTTCCGCTCTTGTAGCGGTTGGAGCAACTTTACTATTTGTACATAGAGAAAGAATAGAAAATAAAGTAGCTTCTAATTTAAGTTTAAGACAAATAAAAAAAGAGGGAATTCCTTTACAGTAAAGAAATGAGATATTTAGGACTAGATACGTCTAGTAAGGCTATTCATGGCGTTATATTAGACGAACAAGAAAATTTGCTATCCACCCATAAAGTTATATGCAACACTAAAAATCCTTTTAAAGAAAGATTCTCAGAGTTATTAACAAATTTTATGAATGAATTGTGGGATATTGATGCAGTAACTTTAGATTTAGCTTTAATAGAAGAACCAATATTCGCACAGAATAGAAATGTAGTACGTACTCTTTCAGAAGTAGTGGGGGCTGTATGGGCTATATTAAGTATAGCAGATGTTCCAACTAAATTAGTGGATAATGGGACTTGGAAGAAAAATATCATAGGAAATGGAAAATCTAAAAAATGTGATATAATGAAATATGCAACAGAAAAGTGGGGAGATAAATTCCCCGAACAAGATTATGCTGATTCAGCATGTATAGCTTTATATGGATTGAAGGAGAGTGATAATGTCATATAGCAAAGTTAATAAAAATCCTAAATTTTATTTTATGGAAAAGAAAAAGAATAAGGTAGAGAAACCTAAGGATAGTTTACCAAAAGGTATGACTAAAAAGAAATTTAAAGATAAATATGCAAAGGTTGTATGGTGTGATTATTATGATTGTATACATAATGAAAGACCAGAAGGGATGAGTAGGAAAGTTGGGACTATAATGGGTAATCCTAACTACGAATCTGTAGGAACCAAGGATGAATCTTTTAAAGGTGTATGTAATAAAGAGGAGATTGGAATAAGATTTAAAGTTATAAAAACTTCAAGTGGTGCAAAACATAAGGTTCCTGAATGTTTTAATGCTACGTCAAATAAAACAGGACATATGGATTTTAGTAAACTTTTACAACCTGATGGAAGTCCATTTGGGGGAAGTATTGAATCAGGAAATGCTGATACAGGGTATTCAAATGTGGGGTATCTCTAATGCCAAAAAAATTTTCTAGAAATGTGAGGGAACGAGGATTAAAATTATATTTGGATGATAGTTATTCAGCGAGAGAGATTGCAGAACAATTATCACAAGAATTTAGGACAGTTGTTACCACCCCTACTATTTATCATTGGGTTAGAGTTTTTGATTGGAAGAGGGTGAAGAAAGAAACCCAAACTAAATCTTTAGAGAAAATGCAAGAAAATGAATCATCAAGATTGGCTAGGATACAAGAAGAACATCAGTCAGCTTATGAAGCTATTAGAAGTAAAGCGGGTTCAGAATTAAACTCTTTAAATTTTGATAGAGCTTTTGATGCAGTTAAAGCTTTAGATATTGGAATACAGGGGGAGAGAAAAGTAGCAGAAGGGTTGATAAATATACAATTCATACAAGATGTGGTAAATATTCTTGTGGATGAAATAGATGATACGGATTTAATTAAAAGAATAGCTGGTAGATTGAAGGTATTAATGGCTTCAAAAGAAGATGAGTAATGAATTAACTACATATAATAAGGCATTTGAAATGCTTGCTGATAGATTAGTGACGAGCAGAAAATATTCTATCGGAAGTTTTTGGGAATTTGTTAGGGATGTGTGGTCTTTAGGTTTTGAACATCCTGAATATTTTAAAGCTTGGCATGTAGGAAAACTATGTGAAGAAGTTGAAGAATGTATGGAAAATAAAATGAATTATCTCGCTATATTACCTAGAGCACATTTTAAATCTACAATTTTAGGACATGCATTTAGTATATGGAGAACTTTAAAAACTCCGGGAAGCTGTAATATTTTATATTTATCTTATAGCGATACTATGGCAAAGTATCATATCTCTGAAATTAACAAAGAAGTTAATCGTAATCCAATTTTAAAACAATTAATGACAAATAAAGCTCCAAAAGCGGACTTTACTTTTAGATACTCAACAGGAAACGAAGGAACTGCAGAAATATTACATGGTGGGTTATTTTCTTTCAAACGTGGTATGCACGTTAATGGAGCATTAATTGCTGATGACATATTGAAAGACCCTGAAAGTCCATTGGCAGTAGGTCAAATGGCGAAGATTGAGGATCACTTCCTTACAGAATCCTTATTTATTCCTAATCAAGGAATTCCTGTGGTGGTTGTAGGTACACCTATGATACCCGGAGATTTATTAACAGTACTAGAAAAAGATGATAGATTTAAAACTACTAAGCTTCCTGCATTAGATCCAGAACCGGGAAGAAGAGTGTTAATGCCAGAAGTATATAATGAAAAATGGTTATTAGAACAACAAAAAGCAAAGCCTAAATCCTTTGCATCAGAATTTTTATTACAACCACATTTTAATACTGAGGCATATTTTAATACTGAAGATATTGAAAAGTGTGAAGATGCAAATTTAAGATCATTACCCACTACTATGAAACATGATTTTAGTGATGATGAAGATATATTTGCTGGGTTCGATGTAGGTAAGAAAAGACATCCATCTCATTTAGTTGTGTTTAAAAGAAAAGGTGAACGTATAGAACAAATTCATCAATCATGGTTAGATGGTTGGGATTATTCACAACAGGTTGTATTTTTAAATGAAGCGGCAGAAAATTTTGGATTATCAAAAGGATATATAGATAATACCAGAGGTGAGTTAGAAGATAGGGGATTACATAGATTATGGTATCCATTATCATTTTCTTTAAAGTCTAAGAATAATATGGCACATATTTTTGAAGAGTATGTACATTCAGGTAATTTACATTTAATAAGAGATCATAGACAAAGACAACAGATATTATCAGTTAGTAATGAATTAAAAGCTCCTGAAACCCCTATGGGGCATGGGGATGCTTTCTTTTCTATTGCTATGGCTTTGCAAGCTGCGTATGAAACTGGGGTATATAGAATGCAGACTGTAGCTAATTTACAGGACATTGCTGCAGATGTTGACCCATCATTAAAAAATGTTGGAAATTTAGACAAAAATAAACCTGATGTACTACTTGATTTTGATCAAGACAAGTATAATAATAACATGGAGTCGCCAAACCCCTCATGCACTGATGAAGTGTGTAATCCTACATTTTGGGTCCCTAAAAGAAAACTATGTTTATATTGTAATTATCGAGGAAATTAAGGAGTATATATGATCGCACTTTCAACACAAGCAGAGACAGTAGCAAAAAAAAGATATTATTTAAAGGATGTGTCTGGTGATCCACAAGAAACTGCTGACAGTTTAATAAAAAGAGTTTCTGAAGCTATTGCTTCTATTGAAATTGAATATGGAAAATCAAAGGTTGACATCCAACTTACAGAAAGAGATTTTTCTAAAATGCTTTCTAGATTAGATTTTGTACCAAATTCCCCAACATTAATGAATGCTGGTACGGAACAAGGAACTTTGTCTGCATGTTTTGTGCTACCTCTTAAAGATAGTATGGAAGATATTATGAAGACAGCTCATGATGTGGCTATGGTTCAAAAATTCGGAGGAGGAACAGGATTCGCTTTATCTGAGTTAAGACCTAAAGGTGATAAAATAAAAACTACTCATGGTGTTGCTTGTGGTCCAATACAAGTATTACAAACATTATCAAGAGTATCTTCTATGATTACGCAGGGAGGAAAACGGGATGGTGCTAATATGGCTGTTATGAATATTCAACACCCTGATATTTTAGAATTTATAGATTGTAAATCAGTTGAAGGTGATATACATAATTTTAATATTTCTGTTGCAGTAAATTCAAGGTTTATGAAAGCTGTAGAAGCTGGATTAGATTACCCTTTGATTAACCCAAAAGATAATTCTATTGCAGGATATTTGAATGCACAAGAAGTATTCAATAAAATAGTATATGGTGCGTGGAGAAATGGTGAGCCCGGTATGATTTTTATGGATAATGTGAATTATGATAATCATGTTATAGAAGAATACGGAGAAATGATAGCAACTAATCCATGTGGTGAACAACCTTTATTACCTAATGAATCATGTAATTTAGGGTCAATAAATCTTGCAAATTTTATAGATACTGAGGGAGTTCCTAAAATTAAATGGGAAGAACTAGGCGATACAGTTAAACTTGCAACTAAATTTTTAGATAATGTAGTTGATGCTAATAAATATGCCACACCAGAAATCGAGAAGATGACTAAAGCTACACGTAAAATTGGTTTAGGTGTAATGGGATTTGCAGATTTACTAGTTCAACTTCGCATACCTTATAATTCTGAAGAAGGAACAAGAGTAGGTAGTAAAATAATGAAGTTTATTAGAGAGGTTTCAGATAAAACTTCATTAAAATTAGCTGAAGAACGGGGTACTTTTCCTGCATGGGATAAAAGTGATTATGGTGAAAACGAAAAATATAGAAATGCTTGTCGTTTAACAGTCGCACCTACTGGAACTATATCTATGTTTGCTGATACTTCTAGTGGAATAGAACCATTATTTTCATTGGCATATAGAAAAATGAATATTTTAGAAGGGCAAACTCTTTTTTATGTAAATAAGTATTTTG